GTCACGCCAATCGCACTCCACACGGGCGCGATAGTTGTCGGATTAAACCACGAAACACAGGCATCACTGACCGTGAACGTGTTGTCATCTCCGCACAGGGCAGCTTCAACATTACTCATAAAATCAGAGTAAGAGGTTTCACGCTTCATCCTGTTGCAGAGGATAATCCAGGCGTAGGCAAACAAGCGGAAGAGAATCATCGTATTATCCACGATTGTATTACTACTCCCACTCGGATTGCCGGTATGCTTCTGCACGAGTTCACCGTTCTCCAGAACAATTACGCTATCGATTATATGCTCATACAGAGCTTTCATCCTCGCTTCATTTTCTTCAGTTCGGTCACATTCACGCAGATAGCTCCATCGGATCTCTTGCTGCCCTCTCAACGCTTCCGCGAAGAGAGACGAGTCAAATTGACTTTCGTCGAGCTCGAACGCATTCGCAAACTTATTCAGCCGCGTATAAATGCGATCAAACCCACCGAGAAACTTGGACATCCCAACCGTACTCCAGATGCCATCTCCGGCATGATCATAGAATTGGTTGTTCATATCAAGACACATACGATTCAGGGAACACGAATGCTCAAAAGGACTCACCGTAAAGGTTCGCAGATTGTTATCTGCAATCTTCTCAACAGTGCGAAGCTCACATTTCTGCGAGCACGACCAAATGGGCACCATCACATCCTGAGGCAGCGCCAACAAAGTCCAGAAATCGGGCAGGGCCTGACTAGCCTTCTCATCGGCCAGAAAGTCCGCCTTATTCTTAAACTTCAAGTTCCACGGATAACCGCACGAGGTGTTTTTATCCATCTCGCCGATCACAGTATCGATATCTAGCACGCGAGCTCCACTCATGCACTTGAAGTGATTTTTAGTCCACTCCATTGACAGTTCCCACGCTCCCTGATCGAGAACGGGTTGACACTTGTCATACTTCGACACACTCTTAAAGGAGGCTTCCATGTTTGGCCTCACTTGACGGTACTCACCAGGGACTTCACGTCCGGTAGCTTGAAGGAACTCCGCGAAGGAAGTGTTGCAGACCTCACGACTTTTCATCGTCGAGTGCCTGTTAACTTTTCCCACGTAGTCCACTTGTCTCAATTTAAACCACTCTCTAAAGGCGCGCGATCTCACGTCGGCGCTTGCGCCCACCCCACGAGAAACGAATACATCGCGATCCAGGTACTTAGCGTACCACTCTGACCACGGTTCGAACTCGGGGAGTGGGCGACTTAAAAAGACTGTGCACTGCCCGTTGCCTTCTGGCAAGCGAGAGCAGTGCACGGGATGAACACCGTATCGGTGGCGGTCGTGGCGTTGTGCCATCCGACCACTCTTCCTTCAGTGTTCACCACGGGCGCCCCACAGTTGCCGTCAACAGACGACACCTTGTAGTACGCGCGTTCCTCATTCGGATTGACGACGAGCATCTTCACGACGCCACTGTCATCACAGAATTTGCCGGCGAGCGCCTCAGCACGAGACGCATAGGCGATGAGCTTCACCTTCTCGCCGACTTTCGTCGAAGCCCAGCGCAGGTTCGGGACTTTCTCCTTCTCCCAGCCGAACGGGCGCGGAAACAGCACGGTATCACGCGCCACATCCTTACCAGTCGTCACGACGGTCAC